AGATTCAGACGTAGTCTCTCTGAGCTTCGATACTGAAGATGATGAAGGCGACCTCCCCTACTACGTTGAGGCTATTGTAGTCTTAGCTAATGGCGGTGTCTGCCTAAAGGCTGAAGAAAACCCATTTATGATGCAGGATCGGCCTATCGTGGCCTTCCCGTGGGATGTAGTACCGGGGCGCTTCTGGGGCCGTGGTGTCTGTGAGAAGGGCTACAACAGTCAGAAAGCTCTGGATGCAGAGATTAGAGCACGGATAGACGCACTGGGCCTTACAGTACACCCTATGATGGCTATGGATGCTACTCGTATCCCACGCGGCTCACGGCCTGAGATTGCCCCCGGCAAACTCCTGCTAACCAACGGCAATCCTGCTGAGATTCTCCATCCCTTTAACTTCGGTCAGGTTAGTCAAATCACCTTCGCGCAGGCAGATGCCCTTCAGAGGATGGTACAGACCTCCACAGGCGCTGTAGACTCAACGGGTACTAGCGGTGCAGTTAACGGCGAAGCAACCGCTGCTGGCATCTCTATGAGCTTAGGTGCTATCATCAAGCGCCACAAGCGTACCTTAGTTAACTTTCAGGAAGCATTCCTTATTCCTTTCGTTGAGAAGGCTGCATTCAGATACATGCAGTTTGACCCTGATAACTATAAGGCAACTGACTACAAGTTCACTGCGTCATCTACTTTAGGCATTATGGCCCGTGAGTATGAGGTTACACAGCTAGTCCAGTTGATGCAGACTATGTCTCCTGACTCCCCTGCGTACCCTGCTTTGATTGAGTCTATCATCAACAACATGAATATCTCTAATAGAGAAGAGTTGATTAAGACCCTGAAAGCAGCACAGGAGCCTAATCCAGAAGCACAACAAGCAGCACAAGCAGAGCAACAAGCCCAGATGGCGTTTCAGCAATCGCAGACTGATGCCCTTAAGGCGCAGGCCGCAGAGTCTATGGCACGGGCTGGTAAGATTAAAGCAGAAGCTGATGCAGTACCTAAAGAGCTTGAAATCAAGAAGATGAAGGCTATCACTACCAACCTACAGGTAGGCACAGCAGATGACAAGGAGTTTGAACGCAGGTTGAAGATTGCTGACTTAAAACTCAAGCAAAAGGACTTGAAAGTGAAGGAGCAGTCAGTAGCTAATCAAGCTAGTAGTATGCAGGCCCAACCGCAGTCCAGCCCCGCAGAGAACGAACTGATGCGTAGGCTGTCCCCACAGGAACAAGCGCCGGTAGCCCCTAATGCTCAGTAACGATATTAAACTCTTAGCTGTCTTCGACAAACTGGAGGCTAGGATAACTAAACTCACCCTGAAACAGGGAGATAGGGGGATAGATGGTGAGCAGGGCAAAGAAGGCGCAGTGGGGAAACAAGGCCCGAAAGGAGCAACAGGCGACCGAGGCGCTGCGGGAGTTAAAGGCGAAACAGGAAAAGAAGGGAAAGAAGGAAAGGTTGGAGTATCCATTACTGATGTTAGGGTGGACTTTGATAACCATCTTGTGGTTTCTTTTTCGGACGGGAGGGATGTAGATGCTGGAGAGATACGGGTAGAATCCGCTGAGAGCAACTACAACGTGTCTATGGGGGGTTCTATCACTGCACCCCTACCGTCGATAAGCCTAATAACAGAAAACGCCTACACGACGCTCTCAGACCCCTTAGAGGAGATAATCAAGTGTACAGGGTCTACTTTACAGACTATTACATTACATCCAGCACCTACACAGGGGCAAAGAAGGACGATTAAAAGGCTGGGAACAGGCACGGTGACGGTGGTCGGGACTGTAGATGGTGAAACGTCTACTTCTTTGGGGGTAGATGTGAGCATTCAGCTCATCTACATAGATAATAGTTGGATAATTATATGAGCTTTGTAGGGAAAGAAACAGAGGACGCACCTGATCTTAGGAGACAAAACGATGAGCTACTAACTAGGGTACTCAACGAACTTACATTATTAAACTTACGGTTTGAAGAAGCATTTAATACTAATATACACCCAGAGGATATACCCAATGAGGATTGAAGACGGTAAAGGTAAGAACGGAACAGCCAGTGTTTCATCTGTGCAGCGTTTGAATGTATCTTCCAAAACACAGGGGCGTAGTTTCTATGCTTCCCGTGATTTTGGTCAGGCGTTCAACGCTGTGTACGACAATATCACTGCGGCTGCTGGGGATTACACAGCCTATCTAAAGAACAGTAGCCCCACTCGTAACCTGTTTGTGCGTAGCATTGAGTTCCACAGTGTAGAGAACGTAAAGTGGAAGGTATGGTCAGTGACAGGAACTGCAGCCAGTGGTGCAGTAGTTGTGCCAAGCAACATTAACCTTGCTTCCGGTTTGTCTGCTGAGGCCATTACCATGTCCGGTGACACTCCCATAACAGGATTAACTTCTATCCAACAGATTGGCTCGCATCGTTCGCAGGCTTTTGGGGACAGTGAGATGCACTACGACGGCGCTTTGATCTTAGGACCGGGAGATGCTATTGCCGTTGAGTATGACGCAGGCACTACGGGCCTCTGTAGTCATGACCTCTTCTTCTGGTATGAGACTATAGGTGCTACCTAATGTCTGCCAAAATTAGGATAACCAATGGGAACAATATAGACGCAGTAGTGACTGACGATCAGGAATTGTTAGTCACTACCTCTACCTATCCTCCCTTCTCACCTCAAAAGATTAAACCTTTGCGCCAGTACCTTACTGTAGATGGCACAGAAGGCGGTGCTAATGAGATGGGTATTGATGGCTCAGTTACCCCTGTCAGCTTCTTCATACAGGCGGCTGGTGCTGACGATAGATACATAACCCGTCTAAGCGTCGATGTAGGTTATGGGGCAACAGGCAAGCCTTTCCAGTGGGCAGACAGTGCCGCTCTTACAAATGGATTTAGGATGTACTATGACTCTCCTAGAGGAGAGGTTAATATACATGAGGCAATCAAGTCTAATCAAGACTTGTTTAGGCTGGGAGATATGGCGTTCTTACCCAGTGATTGGGAGACACGGCATGTAAATGCTCTTAATGACTATGGTTACATTATGACCATAGACTTTACTCGCCTCTTCCCTTCTTTTGGTCTGAAGCTAAACGCTCAAACTAAGGAGCGTTTAGTTGTTACCGTCAAGGATAATGCAGCTAATGCAGATTCCTTCAATATGATTGCCTATGGATTTGATAGGTTTAAATAAATTACTACCTTATAGGAACCACAACAATGATAAGTGATAGAGAGTTTAAGGACGCATTGGATCAGATTAACGCAGCTTTCAACAACCTTCGGGCTGAGTTGAAGGAAGTTAAGGACTCCATCGCGCCTAAAGAAACAAAGAAAAAGACTTGACCTTTAAAGGGAAGTATGTTATAATATCCCTGTAAGATGAATATAATTCAAGTTAACTGTCCTTTGGGAGAAACAGATGCAGCAAGATACACAAGCGTTTGAGTTTGAGAAGTACTATAATGCGATGGCAGAGCTATTTCTGTCTGACGGTTGGAAGTACTTGATTAACGATCTGACTGCTAACGCTAATCATATCAACTCAGTAGAATCAGTAAAAGACACTGAAGACCTTTACAGCCGTAAGGGGCAGTTGCTTGTACTGGCTAACCTGCTGAACTTAGAGAATCAACTAGAGACTCTGAGAACACAGCAAGAAGAAACTGATGTGGAAGAGTCCTAAGTGAAGAGACTCTTTGAATTCAAATGTGCAGACAATCATGTCTCTGAGGCTTTAGTCTCTACGGACGTTACTGCACATCCTTGCAAGACCTGTGGCTTAGAAGCACAGCGGATCGTTTCTGCGGTTCGGAGCAGGCTAGATGCTATCTCTGGGGATTTCCCCGGCGCTACCATCAAGTGGGCAAAGAACAGGGAGAAACAGATCAAACACGAAAGGAAGACAAACTCAGAAGGTTGAGAACTTCCATAATATATTCCTCCATAATACGCTACGGTACGGAGTTTAATGATGGCAGCTACATTTGTTGATGATGAAAGTTTTGATGATACAGAAGAAGACAACGATCAAGAACAGGCTCAGTTCGCTGAGGAACCTATTCAAGAAGAAGAAGGCATTCCAGATAAGTACTCAGGCAAGTCTGTACAGGATATTGTACGGATGCATCAGGAAGCTGAAAAGCTTTTAGGGCGCCAGAGTGCTGAAGTTGGAGACTTACGAAAAGTTGTTGACAGTTACATCCAAACCCAACTCACATCCACAGGTAACGGCAATCAACAGCAGGAAGCAGAACCTGAAGACGAGGTAGATTTTTTCTCTGACCCTGAGAAGGCAGTACAGAGAGCTATTGATAACCACCCTAAAGTAAGGCAAGCAGAGCAGTTTCATACGCAAGTAAGAAAGAATAATGCTCTACAGACCCTACAGCAGAAACACCCCGATATGGCAGATATCTTATCTACGTCATCGTTCGGTGAGTGGGTTCAAGGCTCTAAGATCAGGACTCAGTTGTTTTATCAAGCAGACAAGGAGTACGACTACGAAGCTGCCGACGAACTCTTCACTAACTGGAAGGAACGTCAAGGCATAGTAAATCAAGCTGTAACTGCTGAGAAACAGACTAGAAGCAAGGCAGTCAGACAAGCATCCACTGGCAATGCCACTGGTAGCACAGAGAGTGCCTCTAGGAAAATCTATCGACGAGCAGACATTATTAAACTAATGAAAACCGACCCAGACCGCTACGCTTCGCTTTCAGATGAAATCATGAAGGCTTACGCAGAGGGAAGGGTAAAATCCTAAACTATTATTAAGAGAACTATATTATGACTACTTCAACTTATCCAGCTACCGGCGGCTTCACCGGCAACACAGAAGGCGCAACTTTCATTCCAGAGATCTGGAGTGATGAGATTATCGCTGCTTACCAAACTAACCTAGTCTTAGCCCCACGCGTTAAGAATATGTCTATGACCGGCAAGAAGGGCGATACTATCCATATCCCCGCCCCTACCCGTGGCGTTGCTGCTGCTAAGGTAGAGAATCAAGCTGTTACTGTACAAGGTAACGTAGAGTCAGAAGTAGTTGTTGTTATCGACAAGCACTACGAGTACTCACGGGTTATCGAAGATATCACCGAAGCACAGGCATTGTCCTCACTGCGTCAATTCTATACCGGCGATGCT